AGAGTTCCTGCAGGATGACCTTCTACTGCAAACTTCCATGCGTTACCAGAATCATATGAGTGTGCTTCATTTACAAAATCATCATAGGATTTTGTAACTGACTCTGCACGTTGTAATATATTATCGTCTTTAATAATAGTATCAAATACTTCTGAAGGATCAGAGTATACATTCTTAATGATATATGTGTATGATCTACTATGAATCATTTCCATAAACTGCCATACATTAATACAACCTTCTAACTCAGGTAGAGAACAGTATGGTGCAAATGCCATACCAGGTGCACGACCTTGTACAGAGTCAAGCATGATCTGATACTTTAAGTTAGAAGTAAAGATGTGCTTTTGTTCTGGTGTTAGTTGTTGATAGTCACCACGATCTTTTTGTAGTGATACTTCTTCTGGTCTCCAGAAATATCCTAACTGTTGTTGTGTTAGTTTGTCAAATACTGGATACTTATATGAATCATATCTTTGTACACCTAGAGGTTTACCAAAGAACATGGGTTGTTTTTTAGTATCTACTTCTTCTGTATTGAATACAGTCATAGACTCTACAGGTTTAGATTGTACAGGACTCACAGTTTTCTTCCTCCAAGGTTAGTATGTCGTTGATTAAATTTTCTGTTTTTATAGGTGGTGCTAGTTCATCTTCACCATCTTTCTTTGCATCATATGTGTTCTGATAATAAGAAGTCTTCCAACCATACTTGTATGTGGTCAGGAAGTCCATCGCCATCACTTGCATTGGCACTTCATTGTTCGGGTAGTTCTCAGGATTATAACTCCAGTTTCCACTGATCGCTTGATCAAAAAACTTCTGCATAATAGCAGTCACTTTAATATATCCATCATTGTTATGCATATCCCACAGTAAAGTATAGTTATTCTTTAGTGTAGTATACGACGGAACAATCTGCTTAAGAGGTCCTTTCTTTGATTTCTTAATGGACAAGTAGTCGCGAGGCGGCTCGATTCCATTGGTAGCGTTTGACACAATGGAACTGCTCTCCGAAGGCATTTGTGCGGACAACGTGCTGTGCCTGAGTCCGTACTCAAGAATTCGTCCTCGTAAAAACTCCCAATCACATGAAAGGTCATTTGGTATGATTTCATCTACATCGTTCTTATATGTATCTATCGGAAGAATTCCATCAGCATACTTTGTCTTACCGAAATAACCGCAAGGTCCTTTCTCCATAGCAAGTTGATTAGATGCAGATAACAATGCAAACTGGAATCTCTCAGTAAGTTTATGAACTAAATCAAATGCTTTCTGTGAGTCATACTTAGCACCGTTCTTAGCAAGATAGTGTGCCAAACCAATATAACCTATACCAAGACTTCTCCTATTCTTTGTAGACTGTTCTGCTGCTGTCACAGGATAATCTTGATAATCAATTAATGCATCCAATCCTCTAACTGCAAGTTCACATAGTTCATCTAGTTCATCTAACTTTGTTAGTTTACCAACATTAATTGCTGACAATATACACAAAGCAATCTCACCATTACCATCAATGTGTTGTAACGGTGTAGTAGGTAGAGTGATTTCTTGACAGAGATTACTCATACTAACTTTATCTTTGAATGAACTGTGACTATTACAATGGTCAATGTTCATGATGTATAAACGACCTGTCTCTGCTCTCTCTTTTAATAAATCTAAGATAAGTTCTTGTGCATTGATCTTAGTCTTAGGAATAGAATTATCATTCTCATACTTAACATATAGTTCATCGAATGCATCAGTACCAAAGGCATCATATAAACCTGGTACATTATGAGGTGAGAATAAAGTTATGTCTGCGTTCTCTGTAAACCTTTCATAGAAAAGTTTAGATATCTGTACACTATAATCTAACTTCCTGACTCTATTGTCTTCTGTTCCTTTATTGTTCTTAAGAACTATTATATCTTGGATTTCTTGGTGCCAGATGGGGAAGTGGACAGTCGCTGATCCACCTCTAATGCCATTCTGAGTGCAACATCTGACAGTACTTTCAAACTTTTTGAGGAAAGGTACAACGCCTGTGTGTTGTACTTCTCCACCCCTGATTTTAGCGTTGATGCCACGGATGCGACCTGCGTTGATGCCGATACCCGCCCTTTGTGCAACGTATTTACCAATAGCCATGTCAGAACTAAAGATGCTATCGAGGGTGTCATCAACGTCAACAAGAACACAGCTTGCAAATTGTCTAAGTGGAGTTCGCACCCCTCCCATGATAGGTGTGGGAATGTTGATTTTGTGTTTGCTGATTGCGTCGTAGTATTTTTTGACATATTTTAACCTATAGAACTTATCATCATCTTGGAAAAGGGTTGCAGCGATCATCATATACATGAACTGCGGTGTCTCGTATACTTCTCCTGTACTACGATCCTGCACTAGGTATTTATCTACAACCTGTCTTATACCTGCATAGGTAAAGAGGTAATCCCTACCATGATCAATGTACTTATCCAGTTCGGTTATTTCTTCTTCAGTATACTTCTTAAGAATGTCTTTATCATATAAGTTTCTATCTATACATGATTGTATATGATCTTTGAATATAGTTGGATGATCTGGGTGTCCACGATAGACTTGCTTTCTCAAACTAAACAATAGTAACCTTGCAGCAACATATTGATAGTTTGGTGATTCCAAACTAATTAAATCATTAGCAGACCTGACTAAGATTTCTTGTATGTCTGATGTTTTAATACCATCAAAGAATTGTAGTCCACTATTAATTTCTACTTGTGATTCAGAGACACCTGCAAGACCTTTGCAAGCGTGTTCAACAATGTGATGAACTCTATTTAAGTCAAGAGGTGTTTTAGTTCCATCTCTCTTGATTACGTTTATCTCCTGAGGAGTCATACTTTTTTCCAACTATTGAGTTTAAGTTTTGCTTCTATACCCTGATAGATATTTGATTCTACCAGATTTTTTACATCCTGTCCAGCTAATGACATATCATTTATGTCCTTTTGCTGAATATTACTTGGCCATATTACTACTTTTTCACCTCTGTCGATTGACTTGGAGATTCGGTTGACGATTTCTCTATTACGAGGTTCGTTATCAAAAACCCAAATATAATCGCTCCAACCAAACGACCTGCAATCAATATCACTGCCAGCCATCGCAACCGCATTATCCAAGAAGAGCGAGTCGAAGGGTCCTTCGACGATAAAGATAGATTTTGTTTCATTGATTCTATTAAGACCGTATATTTTTGGTTGGTTTTCATCCAACATCACTGTGATGTATCTAAGTCTGTCTCTTGGATCGAGGCTTCTGCCTTGGAAACCAAACCATCTATCTTTTCCTTCATCTCTTTTAATGAACGGTATGACGATTCTGCATTGATCACCATAGACTTCTGTGCTCGATGGTTTCTGTTGCTTAACCCAATGATAGAATCGTTCTGTGAAGAAGATTTCTTTGTGATATTTTTGAGGAATTTGTCTAGCATTTATATATTTTACTGCAGGGTGCTCTTTATTTAGATCAGCAATACTTTTGAGGTCTCCTTGTTTTTCAAACACAGGTTTCTTAAATTTTGGTTTAGGAACATATGATCCTTTACCTGTAGTGCCACTCTTATATCTCTCCATGATATACTCATCATAGAGGTCAGGAGCTTGATCCTTCAGAAAATTAGGCAGAGTTCTACCTACACCACAGTTGTGGCATTTGTATACCATGTCTGATTTTAGACGAAAAAAATACCCTCGTGCCTTGTTCTTATGTTTCTGTGAATCACCACAGTAAGGGCATCGAAAGTTGTATAGGTCTGCTTTTTTCCTTGTAAACTTGTCTAGTCTACCAGAAAGTAAAGTGACATAGTGTGCATCAACGAACTCGTTCAATATCTTGGACTACTAACCCACTTATTGTACTAACTTCTTTGTCATTTGTCAAGTTTCTCATAACTTGTATACCTGGCACTGATAATATGAATGATATTACTACCAATCCACCTGCTATAGACCACATTTTTTTCTCTATAGTTCTCAATCTCTCATCCACCTTTCTTATATCCCTCTCGCATCCTTTCTTTATTGCTTCTGTCTCTCTATTAACATCAGCAGATAGTCTATCTATCTTTTCAAATAGTATTTCATCTATCTTATCTTGCTTATCTAACTTCTCATTGTGTACAGCAAGAAGTTGACCCATCTTTACAGAGTTCTCCTGTAACGAGTCAACGACCTTTTCTAGTCTTTCTAATATTGCTGAATTAATGTCAGACATTACCTCGTCTCGTCTTGCTCTGCTCCTGATCTCATTTGTTTCTTAAGGTTCTGAGTCTTTAACTGTAATTGTTTTTGCAACTGTTGTTTCTTAAGCATTATCTTCTTCTTCTCAATGGCAATTTTTGATTGCGTCATCTGCTGTTTCATTTGATCTTCACTACTTTCAGACTGTATATTTCTCATTGCATCCATTCTTCTATCCATGAAATACTTTGCAGCATTTGCAGGTAGAATTCTTTCAATCTCAATACCAGACCTAAGGTTTGGCATGATACTCATACGCAATTTCATTTTAAGTTCAGCAGGACTATTCGCAAATAGTATAGTCTCACCAACATTAGGTATCTTTACCTTATATTGGAATAATCTACTCTTCATTTCAATACCCTCTTTCAATTTGTTACCAGGTGCTACGAGTTTTTTAGCATCCTTCTTCTTTATCTTACCACGAAAACGTTGAACAGGATCATAACCTGCAGTAGGACCTGTAGCCGCATCTGCACCTGTATAACCAGTTGTCTGCATTTCTTCGTTCATAAGTTGTCTATCTCCTTTTGGATATCATCATCTATATCAAGGTCGGGAAGCATCCCTACAGGATATTTATTCAAATAGATTAATACAGTTTTGAGTATAGACCAATACTCCCTTTCTAATCTAAAGAATAGAAGGGGAGTAGCTGCCTCGCCAAAAACATTATAAAGTATAATCAGATGATTTATAATCAGGTGAGTTCTTAACGCACCACCTCTAACATAACGTTTAAGAAGTCGTTTCAAATATTTAAAACGTTTCATATCTTCATCAAAATCCTCACGTGTAACACAGTGGGGATTCTCATAATGTTTGATAGCGAACAGAATGTAGGTCTCCTCATTCAGTTCGTCAAAAATCATTTATTAAGTT